AGAAGCATATGCTTCTATCTACTCTCTATATTAATAATATCTAATTATATATGTCTCATTTTGATAAAAAAAAAATAAAGTTATTTTTTTAGAGACTATATATCCTATGATAGACTTATAGTCTGTTAGCTAAAACTAAGCAGCTATTTGTACTTGAGACTTTAATTGTTTCAAATACAACTCTAGCCGAGATATAATCTACAGATAGATACTAGTAAAGTATCTATCTGTAGTATAGTTTTATTTTACTATTTCATTAGTTATATTAGCTATAGTAGCTAATGCTTCTCTACCTAAGCTAGTATCTATCTTAGGATTTAAATGTATCATCTTAGCACTATCTATAATATCACCTTCTGTACTAAACCTTATAAGGCTACCTTTAGTCTCTATGACTACATGTTTTTTAAACTTAATATATACAGAGCCATCTTCATTAGTTCTAACACTATCTATACTATCTAGTAACATGTTTAGTTTATCTTCTTTAGATTGTGCTATAGCAGGTACTTCATAACGTTTAGTAGTTATAATAGCGCTAACTTCTTTATTAACATTATTCAGTATTCTATTATCTGTTTTAGGTTTATCTAGTCGCATAATACATTCCCACTTCCTGTTACTAATATACCGCCACAATTAACAGCATCTCCTATTCTAACTACTCCTCTACCATTACAAGTTACATCTGTAGATGCTACCGCAGATGCTCTACTGTGTACTGGAGAAGGTGAAGGTGAAGCATGTGGTTGTATAGCATCTCCTAACCTATGAACTCCTAACCCATTACATATAGTATCACTACTAGCTTCTATTACATTAGTAGGTGGAAAGCTACCATGTCCTGATGCTATATCTGTTAATCTTACTACTGGTGGCATAGCTATTCAAACTCCTTCTTTAGTTCTTCTAATGTATCATAGGTATATTTCTTACCATTCCTATAGATACTATGTTTTACTATCTCATCTCCTACTATAGTAAAGTTACTTAGTAAGTATGCTTCTAGAAACAATTGTGTATCTATGTTATTATTCCTAATAACTAATATATCTACGTCACTACTTACAGACTCCTCTTTAAATTTAGCTACAGTACCTTCTACTTCTAATAGAGTTTCTAACTGTGTCTTATACTGTTCAAATGTAGCTTCTAAGTATAAAGGTTTCAACACAGCTAATGTAGGTAGTTCATTACCATCTTTATCTACTAAAGATTCTACCTCCCAAGTACGATACTTATGTGTTACTGTAAATTGGAAATCATATGTAGCATCTCTAAATCTACCTATAGATTGCCAATTGCTACCATCTAGTTTTATCTTCTCTTTAGGATATATATTATCCTTAGTAGCATCTTGAAAGTTAAACGTAAGTACTTTACCAGTTATTACTCCATTATTATCTATCTTAAGTTCATTAGGTATATTACCAGATAGACTCCACTCTATAGTTTCTTTAAATAACTTAGTTTCACTATGTTCTATAGTATGTTTAAAGTAATGAGTTTCCCATGGATTTATAGCGTGGTATAGACCAGATTGATTAGTTATTCTACCAGTTGATGTTATAGTAGATTCCATATCTCTATCCTAGTTCAATTTGATAAGAGGGGCATTCATAGTCATAGTACCACCAGACTTACAAGTAGATGTACCAGATGAAGATAGGTTATAAGCTCCACCTACTTGTGTAGTCTTATTACCAGATACATTACCAGTCTGATTACCACCTATAGTCTCTTTATCTTCAGCTCCTATCTCTACAGTTCTATTAGAACCTATCTTATGTGTATAGTTCTGTCCTGTGGTTATAGTAAGATCTCTATCATGGTTTATAACTATATCGTTATTGATTCTTATATTAAGTATACCATCTACAGATTTAAGTTCTGTATAGTTACCTTGTTGATCTACTAGTGTTACTATGCCATCTGCTGTGTTAAATATAAGATCATACCAGCTAGCTTCGCCATCATTATTAGCAGTATGAAATACTACTTCTTTATTTCTAGTATCTACTAGCATATAGTATTGTTCTTCTCCAGAAGGTTGATTAGGTTTAGCATCATCTTTATTAGAGAATCCATATATAACTTTCTCTCTCTTACGTATATTAGTACTTATAGAAGCCCAATAGTATTCATCGTTACCAGCGTATTGGAATAGGTGTACCATCTCTCCTATAGTAACATCTGGTGCTGTGATTCTATTAGAGTTATATAGATTCAACCACTTAGCAGTTACAGATTTACCTTTCTCTACTTGTAAAGATGTGGTCTTACCAGACATATTTACATTATTAAGAGATTTCTTCTCTTTTTCGTTATAGTCACCTTCTAAGGTAGGCATAGACTCTACCATAGTTACTTCTATACTATAACCATCTTCAAGTTTATCTTTAACTACTTGACCCATACCTACCATTTTATAATTTGTATTTAAACTATCCATATCTCTAATATCCTAACTCTGAAATTAACACATCTGAAGATTTATAGAATCCTAGTGCTTCTAATACAACATACATCATACCACAGTTATCTTTTACTATACGTTTATAGTTAACACAGTTAAAGATCTCATCTGGTAGACCTTTACCTTCTATAAGACTCATAGGTGGTCTAAATGTACCTATATTCTTCTTACCATACTTCTTAAGAAATACTCTAAACCTATTAGCTAACTCTTGATCTTCTAAAGACTCTAAGTAAGTATTCATTCTAGCTTCTGTATCTAAGTTAGTAGGTACTTTAACTACATTATAAGTAGGTTCGCCAGGATAACCATATTTATCCGAAAATACCTCTTTCCATAGTAAGTGATGTATATAAGGAGATTTCTCAGGAGCATCTTTATAAGATGTAGGATCTTTTATCTTATCAGTACCAAGTACTTCTGTACTACCTGTTTTAATCTTAGCTATAATCTCTCTTTCTATATCAGCTACTCTTTTTACGTAACTATATAGATCTAGTTGCTTATGTTCTCTTAATGTAGCACGTATCTCGTCCATCATACCATGTCCAGCATTTCTATATTCTGCAGATATACTAGATGCTAATAGGTGTACACCCTTAATCTCAGCTTTAGGTTCTCTAAGTACGTTACCTTCTTTTATAGATACATCTGCAAAGTAGTGCTTACTAGCATTCATAGTTACGAAACTATTCCACATGAACTCATTTTTCATCTTCAGTGTTTCAAACTTACTCTTATCTAAGTTCATATTACCAGATAGTGTTTTAATATAGTGGTCCATAGTTTGGGTAGCTATTGTCATCATAGTGGATGCTACACCTATAGGATCTCTATCTTCTCCATTACAGTTCTCTTTATACCAACGAGTCCAATCGTCATAGGTAGCACAAGTACTATCTGTATCTGATAATACTATACACTTTCTCATAAGCTCTTTTATATAAGCTATATTGATAGGACCTACTTTAGTAATAAGCAGAGCTTGTATTAGATCTTTATACTCTGTAAGACCTTCTGCTACATATTTAGCAGTAGAAGCTAGTAGATCTAATAGTTCACTACCTACCATCTTATCATACTCTATAACTTTACCTTTAATAGCATCTTGACAGATATTATGTACATGTGACTGTACACCTTCTTGTACATTCTCTATATCTTCTAGTTCAGTCTCTGGTGTAGTATAACCAGTCTTAGTAGAACTAAGTCTAGCTATAAGTCTAACCATAATATCTTTATTCAATCTTCTAAAGTTAAGTAAGTCATTTGTATAGAGTACTGCTGCTAGTTCTAGTTTACTTAACTTACTTAAGTATTCTCTAATGTAGTATAATTTAGCTGGTATATTCCAAAAGTTTTCAGTACTCTCTTTAACCATAAGCATAACATCTTCTACTTCTGGATATACTATACTATATTTATCTATTACTTTCTGTAGAGCTTCCATATCAGCATTAGCTAGTACACTACTTATATAGTTCAATACGCTATCTGGATCTCTAAATATCTTATTACCAGATATGATAGACTCAGTTACAGCATTACCTATAGAACTAACACATCTAGTTACAGATGTTAACGTATAGTGTGCTGATGGGTTATATAGTATAGTACTCTTACTAGCATATGCTCCAGATAGAGAGTTATTAAATATCTTTCTAGTCTTTTGCATATTATCGTAATACATAGCTTTGTCTTTATCACCAGTTTGTGTATAATAGAATAGCTTCTTTTTATCTTCTTTTCTAGCTTTAATATTAACACTAATAAACTCTGCGTGTAAAGATTTCTTAATACTAGGATGTACATAAGCTGTAAATGATGGTACTAGTACATTATGTTCATCTTGTACAGATTTTATATAACTAAGTAAAGGTTCTGTATCTATAAACATATCTCCATTTTCAGCTCTATGGTTAAACTTAACTATAGGATTTTTAATAGGATATGATTTAAGTACAGCTATTACTTTCTTTCTAGCTTCTTCTACTGGTATACCTTTAGATTTACTAATAAATATGCTTGCTTGTTTAATATATTCAGACTGTGGATCTAATCTATTTAAATATTCTTCAGTCTGTTTCTTAAATACTAATTTATCTACCATAACGTATTACCTTCTATTCTGTTCTTTAACGTCTACTAAATCTTAAAAAATAATAATAATAGTAACCAGAACCATAAGGTCCTGGTTACTACGTTCTCCATATCAAAAATCTAATCTAAATTGGATTTTATCATACTAATATAATCTATATTTTTTTATATTCTATTTTACAACCGTAGTAGCCTAACTCTGTTAACTTGGCTGCTACTATGTTAATATCTTCTGTATTAGCATTAGGTATCTCTATCATTAGCTTAAGTTGTTCAACTTCTTGTAAGCTATCCATATCTATATACTCTAATGGTATCAATACAGTATTCTTATTAACAGCTTCAAATAGTATATAAGTAAGATCTTCTATAGCGTAATCTTGTTTAAGGTATCTCTTAACTTTCTCATGTAGAGTATGTATATCTCTATAAGTCATAGCTCTATCTGCTGTTAATATACCTAATACTTTCATACTCCTATAGCTACCACCTAGTTCAGTTGGAGCTAGTGTTACAAAATCATATCTCTTGTGTAACTGTACCATCTTCTATAGCCTCTCTATTTGCGATATTCATATTAAGAGTATCATAATTAACCAGTGAAATATTCTGTACTGGTATATGATAGGTTAGTATCATACTACCATACTCTTCTATAAGTTCACGCAAAAGAATACTTATAGCCTCTAGCTCTAATCCGTTAGTATTCATATAGACATGTTTACCAATCTCTGCTATCTTACTATTAATATAGTTATATTCTAGATCACCTTGTATAAACCTTGCTGATAGCTCTACTATATCCTCTAGTATACTATATATACTAGCTTTATTACTAGTAGGCTCTAATGCTTCTATAAGCATACTTAGTTTACCTATTACAGGTAATCTTATAAGATCAGTACTCTGTACCATTTACTACCTCCTGATCAAAACATACCATTATAGATTGTTCTAAAGTACCATCTGGACTATCTATACTAAGTAGATCGTCCATAGTAAGACAAGCTACTGATACACTTATAATATCAGTACCCCATACCCACTTTACTGGTAAATAACCACAACCTATACCAGTCTTAACATTACTACCAGTCATAAACTCTTCATCGTTATATTTTATATTATACATACCTAATAACCTAAGTAAGTAATTAGACATCTCTTCAAATACTCCACTTACATAGAGTTGATCTAATTCATCTTCTAATATAAGATCAGAGTTAAATGGTATCTCATTAGCTCTTATGTAGCTAGATATATTCTGTATATCCATTTGTATAGGAAAGAAATAATTACCGCTATAACTAGTATCTGTATACTCCATTAGATTCTTATAACTATAGTTAGTTATAAGGTAATCTACTATAAACCTAAATAAGCTATAGTCATACTGTTTATGCATACTATTATATTTAGATTCAAAACTATCTACGTACCATCGATAAAAATTAGATAGGTCTACGTGATGTAGACCTATCTTAACTCCTCTATCTATAAGCTCTTTAACTTTAACCGATAGTATATCAGATGGTAGTAAGCTACCTATTCTCATATTCTACTCCTTAGTTAGCTCCAATACTAACTTATCGTTACTACTATCTAATCTAGTTACATTAACTTCTTTATAATCTATATCGAATACTAGATTAATCTGATGTTCTAACCAGTCTGTTAATGTAATAAACTTATTATTAAAATCATCTTCTTTAATAAGTTCAAATAGCTGTATAGGATCTTTCTTAGAACCTATACCGATTAGAAAGTCTAAACCTCTTACTACTAACTCGTTATATAGACTAGCTTGTTTAAGTTTATTAGTACTATAGTGCTCTATTAGATATAACTCTAGATCACTACCGTAGAGTAACTTATTAGTTATAGCTGGTCTATATTTAGTTAGATCTAATACTTTAGTTTCCATAGCTTTTAATTAACCTTTACTAAATATCTTAATACTAAACTACCATATAGCTTAAAGTCAGCTTTATAGAACTCTATAGTAGCACGTTTATCAGAAGGTCCTATATAGTTTCTTATTAGATAGCTTACTATTGGTTCTAATATGTTATCTCTATAGTTCTCTATATACTCTCTCCAATATCTTATACTATGCTTATCTTCTATAAGATTTCTATATTCAGATACTTCTCTTAGTATAGCTCTACTAAGTATGCCAGATGTATATTCAGTTCCAAAGTTATAAGTAAACCTGTAATCTATATACCTACCTATAACTTCTCCTATAGCATCTAAAGCTTCTTTAGGTATCATAGGTAGACCTTTAGGACATAGCATATCTTTTACTAATATATCTACTCTAACATCACCTAGTTTACTATCAACTGCTATAATCTTAGAAGATATTCTAGCTTCATCTGGTGCTATACCAAGTTCCATTAGAGTACCCATAAGTTCATCATCTGTTCTTAATAGATTAGACATATTGTTTAGATATTCTCTTATTTCATCTTTATGATTCATAACTCTATATCCTTTCTATTAAAAATCTATATAGCATATACCATTTTGTATATTAGAAAACTCTGGTATATGTAATATATCTAAATAAGACTCTTTATACCTATAAGAAGCTATTTCTCCTAATGTATATATATAGATCTCAAAATCCTTAATAGAGAATACTATTAAGTTATTTTCTATATATGGTAATATAGGTACTATATAGTTATCCCAATAGTCATCTAGTAATCTTAATACTAAACTCTTACTACTAGGATCTAATATATCTAGATATTTATCTTCTAAATGCTCTTCTATAGATTTATTTCTATCTACCTGATAGAAACACCAGCCATTCTTATTAAAACTAGATCTCCTATAGAGCTCTAAGAAGAACCTATTAGACTCTTCAGCTACTCTGCTTCTAATATACTCCATAAGCATAAAGCAACTACAGATGATAGGAGATAAATTACCTTCTATTCTATCAAACTCTTGTCTAGAAGCTCTAGCTGCTCTAAGTACTGACTCTATCTTAGTTAACCTAACATCTATAGGTATCTCTGCTACAAACTTAATATGCTTCTTAGCTATACGAAATCTATTAACCTCATCTAGAGCTAGTGGATTACTAAACCTCTTGTTCATATTTCACTCCTACTAACAGTTATAATATAATCTTTATAATACATATTTAAACTAACTTTAGTATCTATATTAAGATTAACTCTTTTAGACTTACAACCTAATAAGAATTGACTTAATGTAAGATGTACTATATCATTACTATAGATTAATACAGTAGCTATTCTATCTATATCAGCTTGTGATATGTTATAGTCAGCTTTATCATATTTAGACTCTATATTAAATCCAAAGTTTACTAGTATCTCTTGTACGATTATATATAGTGTTACTAGGTTAATCTCTACATAACCTGATTTAGTAAGCTTATTCTTTCTATTAAGAACAGTTACTACTTCATCTGGTATGAATAAACCATACCTATCCTTTGTTTCATTAGTTAACATATACTTATTAACCTTTCTATAAGCAATATTCAACTTATTTCTTACTTTAAAATAATATAAACCTAGAGAGATACCATATTGGTATCTCTCTAGTTATACTATAGGAACATTCCTGTTTCATCATCTTCAGCAGCATGAGTAGGAGCTTCTATCATAGTAGCTTTAAGTTCATCTTGTAGTTTAGCAGATGCACTATTAAGCTCTGATAGTTTACTTATCTCTTCTTTAAGTAAACCAGAAGA